ATGACGATGACGGGTATCCAGACTAACTATGTACGAAGAACTTAATTGTTTTGAGGAAGCACTCAAACACTTTGGCACAAGAGTTGATGTAATTATTGCTATGGAAATGGCAAGAAAGTTGCCACCAGAAGAAGCATATCAACGTATCAAAGAGGAACTTAAAGAAGTAAAGAAATGTCGCAAGCAATTTAAAAACGATGACTGTTAAATTAATCAGTGTCACTCCTGATGCGGAGAAGAATATGGCATACGTTGCACGTGTGTCAAACCCAAACAATCAAGAGAATCCTAACTATGCAAAACTGTTGGGGTATTGTATCAAGCACAACCACTGGTCTGTGTTTGAGCAGAGTTTCATGACTCTGGAAATCGAGACTACTCGTGGACTGGCAGCCCAGATTTTGCGGCACAGATCATTCACGTATCAAGAGTTTTCTCAACGCTATGCTGATTCTTCCCTACTCGCGGAGACGATCCCGCTCCCTGAACTTCGTCGTCAAGACACCAAGAATCGTCAGAATTCTATTGATGACTTGGATCCAGAGTTTGTAGAACTATCATTGCGGCAGATTGACACATACTTCAAGCAGGGTATGAGTCTGTATCAACACCTGCTTGATCATGGTGTTGCAAAAGAGTGTGCTCGCTTTGTTCTTCCTCTGGCAACTCCTACCCGTCTGTACATGTCTGGCTCATGTCGTTCTTGGATTCACTATATTAATCTGAGATCTGCTAATGGAACTCAGAAGGAGCACATGGAGATTGCAGAAGAGTGTAAGAAGATCTTTGTCGAACAGTTCCCCACATGTGCAGAAGCACTTGGTTGGGTATAAATATTCACACATTATGTAAATCCATGGCAACTTATCCTGTAAAGCACAAAGAAACTGGTGAAACCAAAGACGTTGTAATGAGTGTTCACGATTGGGACCAGTGGCGTGAAGACAATCCCGATTGGGAAAGGTACTATACTCCTGACAACGCACCAGGATTCGGTGAGGTTGGCGAGTGGAAAGATAAACTCGTCAAGTCCAAGCCTGGATGGAATGAAGTGTTAGAAAAAGCACAAAACGCCCCCTCTGCCCGCCAAAAGTTCAAGATCTAACTTATGCCTAGAAGAAAGAAGACGGACGATCCAATTGGAGTAGGACTTACTGCTAAGCAGCTGCGCCGAAAGAAACCAATCAACACGGATCTTCTGGTTGACATTGAACCACTGACTGATAATCAAGAAAAATTCTTCGCAGATTATAAAGCAGGTAAAAACCTATTTGCATATGGATGTGCTGGTACTGGTAAGACATTCATTGCTCTCTACAATGCCCTGAGAGAGGTTCTTTCAGGAGAGACACCCTACGAGAAGATCTACATCGTTAGATCTCTTGTGGCGACCAGAGAGATTGGTTTCCTGCCTGGTGATCATGAAGACAAGTCATCTCTTTACCAGATTCCATACAAGAATATGGTAAAATATATGTTCGAGTTGCCATCAGAGTCTGACTTTGAGATGCTGTATGGTAATCTTAAAACACAAGGCACGATCAGTTTCTGGTCAACATCTTTCATCCGTGGCACCACACTTGACAATGCTATCGTTATTGTTGATGAGTGTCAGAACTTAAACTTCCACGAACTTGATTCAATCATCACCCGTATCGGTGAGAACAGTAAGATTTTATTCTGTGGTGATGGAGTTCAGTCAGACCTGACTAAGACATACGAAAGGAATGGCATCTCTGACTTCACCCGTATTCTTTCTAAGATGGAATCGTTCTCTCTGATTGAGTTTGGTATTGAAGATATTGTTCGCTCTGGTCTTGTCAAAGAGTACATCCTCGCAAAGAACGCAATTGGTATGGTATGAATTTCACTCATTGTAATTACCTAGGTGACATTGAACTCAACAAAAAAGAAACTCCTGGATGCCGACTCTATCAGGTCCCGAATGGCGATTGGGTTCCTTCTATTACTTCTGTCACTTCTTTCTATAATCGTCAGATTTTTACCAAGTGGAGAGAGCGAGTTGGAGAAGAAGAAGCTAATCGAATTACGAAGAAAGCGACCACACGTGGTACGGATTTCCATGAGGCAGCTCAGGCATACTTGATGAATCTACAACTGAATTGGGATGACTTTCTTCCCGCAACTCAGTTTATGTTTCACCATGCCAAACCATATTTGGATAAGATAAATAATATCCATGCCATCGAACGTACACTCTTCTCAGAATACTTGGGTCTTGCAGGCAGAGTAGATTGTATCGGAGAGTATGAAGGCGAACTAGCAATCATTGACTTTAAAACATCAGAAAAAATCAAACCAGAGAAGTGGTTGGAAAATTACTTCGTTCAGGAAACTGCATACGCATGTATGTACTATGAGATGACAGGTATTCCTGTTACTAAACTCATCACTCTCATGGTTACTCCTGGTGGAGAGGTCAAGGTATTTGACAAAAGGAACAAAGACGAGTATATTAAGTTACTAGTTCGCTACATCAAAGAATTTGTCACCAACAATTTATCTTACGCCAATGCTAAATGAACTAGACGAGGCTTTCCAAAAAAAGTTTTTAGGTCCCGCAAAATTTGCACAAGAGATTGAAAGACTTGTGCATGAAAATGATGATCTAAACTACATTGATGCTATCGTCGTGTTCTGTGATCAAAACAGCATTGAACTTGAAGCAGTTCCTAAACTTTTATCCAAACCTCTAAAAGAAAAACTCAAATACAATGCAATGGAACTAAACTTCTTAAAGAGAAGTTCCCGTGCGAAATTGCCCCTTTGATTCCATTTTTGCCCGCAAAAATTTCCGGCAAAATTTTTGACCTATTACTTTTTTTATGATGCCGATCGAGTGCTATAAGACTTATCTTGCAATGAAGCAGCACTTCACGAAAGATAGTTACGACTACCTGAGATACTGTGGTAGGGTGAAGGCATCTGCATCTGCCTTCAATAAAAGAAAGGACAGATACTTCTTTGAAAGAATGTCCAGACAAAAGAATGACAAAGAGATTGAAGAGTTCTTCATTGCCAACTTTGCAAGTTGTGATGATCCTCAATCTCTTTACATGGCAGACATCGTAAAGAACGGTGAGAAAACATACGTTGCATGGCAGAAGAGAAATCAATCTCTCTCTTACATTTTTAAAGAAGAAGCATCATCTCTCTTTGAAGATAAGAACTTCGATGCAATGTTTCATATTGATGGCAATCGACACCCTGATATTGTCAAGTCTTTCCTCAGAGGAGAGGTGTCGATTGAAACATTAATTGTATTGGACAAGATACTTGGATACAAATCTAAGTTCGATAAGAAGTTGACAGACCCAGTTTGGGTGCTGATTTCTAAGCGTATTGCCAAGTATTCTCCATTCCTACATATTGATGTATTTCGTTATAAAAAAATTTTAAAGGAGATAATTTTATGAGCTTCTTCGATTCCGAAGTAGTCAGAGCAGAGATGACAGAGATCCAAGAACTTCAAGAAGAAGTTTATACAAAGGTCTTTGAATTTCCTACGATGACGAAGGAAGAGAAAGTAGAGCATGTGGAAACTCTTGAACGTCTCTTGGAGAAGCAGAGAGTTCTTTATACTCGATTGTCTCTTTCTGATGACCCTGAGGCAAAGATGATGAAGGAAAACATCTCTAAGTCCGCAAGGATGATGGGGATGCCACCTGATATGGACATGAGTATCGTGTTCAATAACATGGATAAGATGCTCAAATCAATGCGCCAACAGGTTGACAAGGACCTGACCTAGGTCCTATAATAACGAAGTGCACACAAGCCAAACTACAAGCCGAATCCAAATGTCTTTTTCCGATCTTAAAAAACAGTCCCGTCTTGGTTCCCTCACTTCCAAACTGGTTGCTGAGGTAGAGAAAACCGTTGTAAAGGGCAACGGTGCTGATGAGCGACTGTGGAAACCATCACTCGATAAGAGTGGCAATGGTTATGCAGTTATCCGTTTCCTCCCCGCTCCTGAGGGTGAGGATATTCCATGGGCAAAAGTGTACAGTCATGCCTTCCAAGGTCCTGGTGGTTGGTACATCGAGAATTCGCTGACCACGATTGGTCAAAAAGATCCCGTCTCCGAGTACAACCGTGACCTTTGGAACAGTGGTAGTGATGCAGACAAAGATACTGTCCGCAAACAAAAGCGTAAACTGTCCTATTACTCCAACATGTATGTTGTGAAGGACCCCACTAATCCCGAAAACGAAGGCAAAGTATTCCTGTTCAAGTATGGTAAGAAAATCCACGACAAAATCCTCGCTGCCATGCAGCCAGAGTTTGAAGATGAAACTCCTATCAACCCCTTTGACTTCTGGCAAGGAGCAAACTTCAAACTTAAAATCCGCAAGGTGGATGGTTACTGGAATTATGACAAGTCAGAGTTTGATTCTCCTGCACCTCTCCTTGATGACGATGATGCGCTTGAAGCAATCTGGAAGCGAGAGTATTCGCTAGCAGACTTCACCGCACCAACTAGTTTCAAGTCCTATGATGACCTTGAAAAGCGTCTGAACATGGTCCTGCGCGTCTCTCAACCGAAGCGTAGTTTTGATGAGGAGACTTATGATGAAGACAATGATCGTGGTGCTGCACCTGAGGTTCCTGCATCTTTGAAGCAGGAACTGAGTTCACTCTCTTCTAGCAGCAGCAACGATGAGGATGAAGATGATGCTCTGAGTTACTTCCAGAAACTCGCTGAGGCATGATCACTTGATCTTGATGTTGTCTCCCTTCTTTAATGTGTCACTGATGTATTGAGAGGAGGGAGAGTAAGTCATTACTCTTTCAACATCATCTAATACAATACCCAAGAAGGCAGGTCTCAATACGTAGATCTGCCTTTTTTCATTCTGTAAACGTGTTTCATATTCTTCATTCGTCACACCATTGGTGATACCTGATGCGATGACTTCTGTACCCTGAGCAGCGTCTCTGTAAGTGACTGAAAAGTTTTCATCAACTTGTAAACCAGATGGAATGATTAGGTTGTCGAACTGATCTCTGACCTCTCTTGTTTCGTAGTGATGAATTGCACTGTATCCAGCAGCACTTCCATACTTGTCAAGCATATGATTCTTGAA